CAACCACGGGTCGCATCAGCGTAAACCAATGTCCCAAAATAATTTACGCTGTCCACAGTCATGTTTTCAGCAAGGCCCATGATGTTTTGACCATTACGACCAATTACTGGAGTTGCTGTAGCCGACCTGTTTGAGAACATTACCATGTCGCCAGCCGCTGGAGATGCTGGCAAATCCAATGTCAAAGTTGCTGTAAACACATAGGTGCGTGAACGTACTGCTGTAGTGTTGCCGCTGATCACCTGAATGTTCTGCGTGACGACAGGGCTTGTCAGCGTCAAAGTTGTGCCATCAGACGTAGCATTGGTTATGCCGCCAAACGCGCCAGCGTTGTTGTACTGAACTTGCGTAGTTGACCCGCCAGGGCTACCACCGCCGCCCGTTGAGTTGATTGTTTGGTTAGGCCAAGACCCAGTAATGGTGACGTTTGTACCTGCTACCAAAGCAGGGGTTGCAGTACCGCTGCCACCGTTGGCAACCGCCACAATCCCCGTGACGTTGGCTGCTGTGCCAGTGGTGTTCTGGTTCAGCGTTGGCACATCACCCGATTGGATCGTTGCCATGACCACATCCGTGCCGTTACCACGCAGGTAAGAGCCAGATGTAACTGCCCCAGCCAAAGCGTCCATTGCAGCTTGACGAGTGGTTTCCCCCGTGCCGCCGTTGGCAAATGCAACAACGCCAGTGACGTTGGCAGCGTTGCCAGAAATGTTGCCGCTGACCTGAGAGCCGGGCAAACTCAACGCGCTCAGTGTGGCAAGCGTTGAGTTGCTGCTTGCGGTGACGTTGGCCGCAGTGCCAGTAGTGTTCTGGTTGAACGTGGGCCAGGTAAACGATCCCGTGCTGAAGTTGCCCGAGGTGGGTGTGCCCAGCAACGGAGTCACCAACGTGGGCGAGGTAGACAGCACCACATCGCCTGTGCCAGTGCTGTTGTACGAAGTACCCCAAGCCGTACCGGTAGACAGCGGAATGCCCGCACCGGGGTAGACCATGCTACCGCCACCACCGGACGAGTTGATCGTCTGGTTAGGCCAAGTGCCGGTAATCGACACGTTTGTACCGGCCACCAAAGATGGTGTGGCCGTACCCGTGCCGCCGCTTGCAACTGCCAAAGTGCCCGCCAAAGTAACAGCGCCTGTAGTGGCCGTGGCTGGCGTCAGGCCCGTTGAACCTGCGCTAAACGATGTCACCCCACCGCCGCCTGTTGAAGCAACGGTTTGATTAGGCCATGTGCCTGTGATTGTGACGTTTGTACCGGCTACCAGCGAAGGTGTGGCCGTGCCGTTGCCGCCGTTGGCGACTGGCAAGATGCCTGTCACGCCAGTGGTCAAGGGCAGGCCGGTCAGGTTGGCGGCCGTGCCGGACGATGGTGTGCCCAAGGCGCCGCCGCTAACCAAGTACGAACCGGCAGGTTGCTTGGCGTTGAACGTAGTCCAGTCGGCTGATGTCAGATAGCCGTTAACCGAGCTGGTGGCCGCTGGCATACTGATCACAGGGGCCGCGCCGCCGCTAGACACCACGGGTGAAGTGGCCGTCACGCCGGTAACGGAACCAGAGCCTTTGTTGTTGAACGTAGTCCAGTCGGCTGATGTCAGGTAGCCGTTAACCGAGCCGGTGGCCGCAGCCATGCTGATGGCTGGAGTTGTGCCGCCCGACGACACTACGGGCGCAGTGCCGGTAACTGCGGTGACTACGGTTCCCCGCAGGTCGTTGACCGTGGCCTTTTTGGTCGCGCCGCTTTGAACAATCGGCAAAACTTCCGTGCCCCCCAGTGGGGTTGTTGCCGATGGGAGCTGGGAAATTTTGACGTTTGACATAGCTTAATCGTAGTAAATGGTTGCAGAAACAGTGCCGCCAATCACGACATAAATGCCCTTGTTGGTGTACAAACCTTCAATAAAGTTGTGGTTTGTGTTGGCAGTGGGCGTAAAAGTTGCCAAAACTACCGGGTCTGACGCGCTGGACGCAAACGAATCATAAACCGTGATAGTGGGCGTGCTGGACGCAGAGCTGACAAAAATGCCACGCAGTTTGCCAGCTTCTCGCTTGATTTGAGTGGTGGCGGTGATAGCGGTGTAGTTAGCCATGATGATCCTTATGCAAGTGAATAGTGATTTCGTTTGTTACGGTTTTCTGTCTTCGGTATCACTTGCAAATTTGTAGGAACATGCAAACCGGAAACAAATTCACCGCGCAGAGGAATTATGTGGTCAACTTCCCAAATAAAACCAAACAATTGCGTTCGCAGTTTGGCTAATTTGTACGCTTCGCGCATCAACCAACGATCATCCGAGGTAAGCCATTGTGGCACACGTTTTGCGCGTCTGGCAACACTGGCAACTGCCATTGCGGTTGCTTGGTCAGGATGCGCTTGCCTATAACGCTTAGTTTTTGCGGCCACTTTTTTAGGATTTGCTTTCACCCACGCTTTTGCGTTTTTGCGCACTTTGTCTTTGTTAGCTGCTTGCCAACGTTTGACGCGAATGTTGTGAATTTCCCGGTTGTTTTCAATCCATTTTTGCGCAGACGCCAATTGTTTTTCAGGATTGGCAATACGCCAAGCAGTTGACTGAGCAGCGGTGCAATCAACGCATTTAGCGCCTATGGTGTAACGGTCAGCAAAATGGCCATGCTTACACGGCTTACCCGTGTTGTAAGTTTTTAAGCCTAGTGATTTTGCTTCTGCGCGTTTCATGCAAGAAACCTTAACCGATAAATTGTAGACAGATACAACCCGACGATTTCGTCGATGATGTTCTGAATCGGGGTGTCGGTCTTGTCGCAAACCTCGTACCGGCACTTTTCGATCTCAGCCATTGAATCGGTCAAAAATTCAACGATGTTGTTGGTCTTTTTGGCGCTCATCAGGCTAATGGGGCCAATCAAACCACGCCTGCCTTGGTAGGCTTCAGCAAACTTGTCGGCCAGCTCAACGATTTCGTCGTAAAAGCTGTTCAGGGCCGAGTGTTTGGAGAAGCTACGGGTGTTCAGATGCACGGAATGGGCCACATCCCGCGCTAGAAACAGCGTTCCTACAAAATCAGCGGCGTTCATTGCGGCATTCCTTGTTGTTCAGGCATCTCAGGCATCTCGCGCATCTCAGGTGCCCCGTTGATCAGGTCACCAGTGTCCAAAGCTGCTGCAATTGTACCCATCACGATGTCCTGAATCTGCTCGGGACTCATACTGGCCTGAACAGCCGAAATTCGCTGTGTTTCGGCAGCGTATGCCTTGATTTCGGCCTCGTAATCCTTGCGTGCCAAGTCCTGCATTTCGATGGATTTGCCCACATTTTGGATCATCTGGTGCATTTGCTCCATTTCCTGACCCATTGCCTGAATTTGCATTTCTGCGGCCTGCAACTCGGGTGTTTTGTCGTCATCGGCCATGATTTTGGGGTCAATGGTCTTGGCAAAACGCTTGGACATCTCTTGAGCGCCAGGCCAGTCCATGTTCTTGACGAACAAGTCGCCCGCCACTTGCCACAACTGTGGGTTGCCTTGCAGCAACTGAGCCATTGCCTCTAGCGCCTCTTGGCGCTTGGTTGCGTAGCCTGGGCCAGTGATCGCCACGACGTCGTACTTGCCAACGCCGGGGTTGTAAATCTTCTCAATGACGATGCCTTCTTCGTTCACGATCTGGTTGACCGGCTCGGCCTGCTCGGGGTTGATCTTGACCATCTTCGTTTCGCCGTCTTCACCAATGATTCGGGCAATACGCTGCGTGTCGTAGATTTTGGGGATCAGATCCACCAGTTGACGGGCCACATGGCGCACGCCACGGGACAAGTTGTCACCGTAGTGGTATGTGCCGACATCACCCTCGCGCTGGCGTGCCAGAATGGCTTTGCCGCTGCGCTCGTTGGAACCCATGCCCAAAGATGCGTTGTACTGGCCTGTCGTGGACTTGATGTCCTCAGACGCGCCCGCCTTGGCTTGCAAAAGGCCGCTAGAGGCCATTGGCGGCTGCGCCCGTTGGGGTAGTGGCAGGGCAGCGCCTTGGCCGTCTGTAACGTCTGGATTGACCTCCAGATACGGCCAGTTGTTGGTGTTGGCGGTCTTCCACTTTTCTTCGTAGCCTTCAAACTGGCCGCCGTAGCCGATGAACGGCGCTTTGGGGGCCAGCGCCAGCATCTCGGCTTCTTGGCTGACCCAGTAGTTGTACATGCGCTGGGCGTCCTTGGCGTTACGCACAAGGCCCGACACGTACAAACGGCCATCCACCTCAAACTCGTTGCCGACAATGCGAATCACGGGGATGTACTTGCCCGCCCACTCGCGTTCTTCAAGGATTTCGTACCCGTTGATCTTGCAGTACTTGACCTTGGGCCGGTCTGACTCGCGGCTACGCAGTGGCTTGCCGTAGACGGCCTTCATCTCCCTGTCCTCGGGCGTGCCTGCAAACGCAGTCATGTTGCCAGGGTACAAGTTGAGCGTGGCCTTGTCGTAGTCGATGTAGTAGTAGTCGGCGACACGGATCGTGTCTTCGTTCAGCCAGTTGCTGATCGACTGGTCGCCCACGCCCAGCGACTGAAGCGTCGAGATCGGCGTGGAGTCGGGATACATGCGCTCGTACTCAAGGCGGGTTACGTCCTCGGTGATGAAGCAATACTTGGCGTCCGCGCCGGTGGGGTCTTGGATCAGCGGGTCCATGTAGACCGAAAAACTGTTACGCACCCGGCCAATCTTAATGTCTTGGTCAAACGAGTTGTCGTCGCAGTACTCGGTCAGCAGCCGGATGTAACCCTCGCCGTAGGACACTTGGTTTTCGCAGGCGGTGTCGTAGGCCACATCAGCGTCGCTGATGTATTCGATGTGCCGAATCATGCCGTTGAAGATGTCGGCCACGGCCACATCGGCCCTGTCGTCCACGGGGATGACTTTGGCACCGGGGCGGTTTTGCCGCATGTCGTTCGTAACTTGACGAACGTGCTGGGGCAGCTTGTTGATAGTCAAGCACGGGCGGGCGTTGATGGTCTGCCCCTGCACAGCACCACGGGTAGCCAGCACATCGGCGGGCCATTGCCACTGGTTGTCAGGGGAGCCTGCGTAAAAGCGCAGATCGTCTGTCTCATCTTCCCGTGATTCGGAAAGCGCCGAAACCGCCAGGTCAAGGCGGGATCGGGCGAGTGCCAGAATATCTGACTCGCTTTTCTTGGGTTTGCCACCGTTCGCCACAGCGGCAGCAGCAACCATACCAGTTGGGTCAGCCATTTTTACCTTTCGGTGCTGGCTTGGATTGTACAGCGCGTTTAACCGAGTACGCAATCGCCAGGGCTTGCTTGACTGGTTTGCCTGCTGCTACTTCGGCTTTGACGTTCTTGCGGAACGCTTCGGGTGACTTAGATTTGACCAGCGGCATTACTTCCCCTTCTTAGCAGGCTTTGCCGTCTTGGCCGACTCTTTGAAGTCCTTGGCGGTGGGTGCGCCAGCAGCGCCGGGTTTGCGCATCTTCTCACCAGAGCCAGCGGCGATGCGCTCACGTTTGGCGTTGATGTTACTGTAAAGACCAGGTTTTGTTGCCATGATTAGCACTTCCATCGTTTGAGCGCCGCCTTGGCGCGTTCGCCGTCTTTGGCGTTAGCCGCAACGGCACCCATACGGGCGCAAAACGAATCTTTGCGCCCCTGATCTGCTTTGGTCTTGGGGTTCGGGGCAGGTGCTTTGAGGTTGCTACCCGTGGCGGCGTTGTACTTAGCCCGACCCTTCTCAGTCAGCCCTGCGCCCTTGGACACGGGCAGCTTCTCGCCGCGCCCGACTGAGAGGGAAACGCTTTTTTTAGTAGCCATTCAAGCACCCATCCATCCAGTTGACACCATGCCACGTTCTTGAGAAATGCGGCGCTCGGGTTTATTGTACTCACGGTGAGCCACAGGGAAAGCAAAGGTCACGCAGATGGCGTCTGCCGCATCTGGTGACGCAAGACCTCTGGCCTTCATGTCTTTCTTGGACTCCAAAAAGATCGTGCCTCTTGAGTCAGGCTTAATCATAGGCGAGACAAGATCCGTTTTCAAGAACCTGTCCTTAGGGATACTGGCAGATCTCAGCCACTCCTTCATCTTGCCCCACATCTCTGCACGTTTGTTGCCATACATAATGGGGTTGCTGGACTTGTTGCCAAAGTTGACACCCTTGATCTTGTACCTCTGCTCTTTGAGGCGGTCAACAATGCCAGCTCCAAGACCTCCCTCATCAATAACCACCAAAGTGGGCTTGAACTCTTCAATGGCCTCAATAATGTGGCCCACCACCGTCATGGTGTCATCACCTCGGTGCCGGTCAATGCGTACTATGTCACGGCCCTGGCGCACAGCAATCACAGTGGCATCAGCGCCAAACCTTGCGGGGTCAACTCCAATGATGATTGGCGCAGTCTGGTCCTTGTACTTGGCCCTGTCCATCGCCTCATCCACAATGTTCGATGGAATAAACTGGTCATCCCCAGCATTGGGGAACTGGCCGTAAACCTCCACATGGGCCTGGCTTGAGTCCGGTCCATACTCATCAATGATGTTCTGGTACACAGCCTTGTCCGTGCCCTCCACCGTGCGGGCGTCCACCACCTTGGATGTCCAAAAATCCCTCTTGCTGTGGAACGTCTCGTAGAAGTACCCTGTGTTTCGCCGGGGGTTGGAAAAAGCCAACCAAAGGCGGCTTGGCGTGTTCTCCGTAAAGAAGCCAGCCGTCACAGCCCAGATGGCGTCATCAATACCTGATGCCTCATCAAAGATCACCATCACACCATCGTAGTTGTGAACTCCAGCGTAGGCGTCTGGATTTTCTGCCGACCACAGACGGCCCTCAACAGCCCAGTAACGGGTGCCCTTTTTGAGGTCTTTCTCAACCAACTCAGTGAGCCAGTTGGCAGGGGTGATCTTTGTTGCAGCAACTTCAAACCAGTGGCTGTTGATACTCATCGCCAGCCACTTGGTGATCTCGGCCCATGTGACGGCACGCAACTGGGCCTCACTGTTGGCCGAGATGATGGTGGTTGAACCTATGCGGGTAGACAACATCCAGATGGTGAGCCAACTAACTAAGGCAGACTTGCCAATCCCTCGGCCAGACGAAACTGCGTGGCGCAGTGTCTCAAAATCTATGCGGCCATCTTGGCGCTTGATGTGCTCGGCAATCTCTCTAAGCACATCGCGCTGCCACTTGCGCGGACCCTTGAAGTTCGCCAGCGGCGTGTTCTCCTGGCCCCAAGGAAAAGCAAACAACACAAAAGCCTCGGGGTCGTCAGCAATTGCCGGCGTCCATACCGTTGCCATTAACTCCTGTTCGTCTTCGGGCTTGTAGATGGTGGTTTGCATTTATTTGTTCTGGCGACTTTGACGCATAAATTTACGCATCTCGTTTTGTGTGTATGCGTCTTGCTGGACTGGTGCAGCCAAAAGATCGGGTGCTGCCAAACCTGCGGCAGCAGCCGTGGCAGCAGTTTTTCGCAAAGGGTCAAACGCAGCAAAACGGGAACGAATTTGATCGGGGCTAAACACCACACCAACGTCAACCAATTTTGAAGCCGATCCACCAGGATCAAAAGTGTTCTTTAAAAGCAAAGCGTCATGCCCACCAGCAATTGCCTGATCCATCAAATCAGAATACGTTTGATCTCTGTATGGGCTTCCACCAAAATCATGCACCATCGGGTTTTTGTATCGCAATGCCACAGGCATTACGTTGCCACCTTCTTGAGTGTGTTCAAGCAACGCTCGTTCGTTTTTGACAGATTGAAATTTCTTTATCTTGTTAATTGCTTCTTTTGCAGAATCCTTGCCA